TGAATGGTTCAAAAATCATTATTGGTTTTTGGTTTTAATGGGAATGCCAATTTCAATGTTATTTATGTATTCAGTTAAGAATATGGTAATAGCCTTTGATGGTCAAATGTGGCCGTCAAGACTTATAGGGTTTAGTATTGGAGCTGTCGTATTCACATGGTTAAGTTGGTTGATATTCAAAGAACCGTTGACGTTAAAGACAATCGTTTGTTTGATATTAGCATTAGGAATATTAGTAATACAATTATTTTGGAAATAAGTTATGGAAAATAATAAAGAACAAGTAAACCACCCCGATCATTACGGAGGAAAAAATAATGAATATGAAGCAATCAAAGTGATAGATGCTTGGGAATTAGGATTTAGTTTAGGAAATACAATAAAATATATTAGTCGTGCAGGAAAAAAAGGAAAAAACAAAGAACTCGAGGATTTACTCAAAGCAAAGTGGTATCTCGACCACCACATCGAACAACTCAAACAAAAAATCAAGTCTGAATCGAGAGATTAACGTCTTAGATGCAATAACAACACCAAACGAATTACTTAGAGAAACTTTAATTAATTTTATTTGGGGTTTTTTAGGAAATTCAATTGTTGTTTTTGTTTCAAAAGAACTGGACTTATTAGTTTTAATCAACTATATTGTTTATTACATATTGATTTCTTATATTGTAAATAGAAAGAAATATGACACAATACTTGGAAAGTTTATCGTTCTACCTGGATCTGCGGCTGCCGGAGCTTTCACAGGTTATAAAGTGGCACAAATGTTAACAACAATAATTTAAAAATATGATAGAAACAGGAAAAATAATAAATGGGGATTGTGTTGAGGTGATGAAAACATTACCTGAAGGTTCGGTCGATCTAATTGTGACATCACCACCTTATGGTGTAGGTATTGACTATGATGTTCATGAAGATGATATGGAGTTTAATGATTATCAAGAGTTTGCAAAAAATTGGTTGAGCGAGGCGTATAGATTATTGAAAGATGATGGAAGAATTGCCCTTAACATTCCATATGAAATTAACAGACAGAAAAAAGGTGGTCGTATATTTTTTGTGGCAGAGATGTGGAGAATTATGCAAGAGATCGGTTATGGTTTTTTTGGGATCGTTGATTTAGAAGAACAATCACCACATAGAAGTAAGACCACAGCTTGGGGATCATGGATGAGTCCATCAAGTCCTTATATCTATAACCCGAAGGAGTGTGTTATTTTGGCATATAAAAAACAACATATTAAAAAAGTTAAAGGACAACCCGAATGGACTGGTGAATTAACTGAAGTTGAAAAAGAAGACGGAACCAAAAGAAATAAAATGGTTTATAGTGAGAATGATAAAAAAGAGTTTATGGAACTTGTTTTTGGTCAGTGGAATTATTTTGCCGACACTAAATCTTTGACTAAGGCAACCTTTTCAATGGACATACCGACCAAGGCGATTAAAATCTTGTCTTATAAAAACGATGTAATTTTGGATCCGTTCGCTGGTAGCGGAACTAGTTTAGTCGCCGCGGAAATCTTGGATAGACGTTGGTTGGGAATCGAACTTTCACCGAATTATTGTGATGTTGCAAGAGGAAGAGTTCAGTCATTTGTTGATGAGAAAAAACAAGTTAAAATAGAGGGATTAAAGTAAATCTATACTATCACCTTCTTTGATGTCATATTTTTTGCAAGTTCCACCAGGAAGTTCCAAAATTAAATCACCATAACCATCATAACGATCACAGTCTTCAGACATACAAGGTTTACAGTTGTGATGAATTTTTTCGATTGAATCATCATTAATAAAAATAATATCTAAATGAACCACACAATTTTTCATCCAAAAAGAATGTGGTTCTTTTTTCATAAAGAATAACATTCCGTCAAACCCATTAAATTTTTTACCCATCATACCTTTTTGAGTATCTTTGGAAGTTAATAAAGTTTTAACATCAAAAAGATTATTATTTATTTTTACTTTCATATTTATAAATATCTATGGTTAACTTTAAAAAATGGGCGGGTATTATATTAAAACATAATGATGAAGTTTTATTATGTAAAAGAGCTCCTGATAAGTCAATGCAAAATGTTTGGTCAATACCATCAGGAAAGATTGAAGATGGTGAATCACCAGGTCAAGCGGCTATTCGAGAATTTTACGAAGAAACAAATATTGAATTAGATCCAAAAATAGAATTTGTTGGGTTTATTGATAAATTCAAAAAAGACGGAACAAAAAAGGGACATATGTTTGTCTTCTTTAAAGAAACCGAAGATAAATTAAATCCTGATTTAGAAATGGCTCAAGATGGGTTTGAACATACGGCATGTAAATACTACAAACAAAGTGATATTCCACAACAAGATGAAAACAAAGAATTGTTGGACTTATTAAAAAAAGTTTTAAAATAGTTTGTAGTTATTCTTTTTATTAGTATATTTGTAGAAATAAAACACCATGATAAAATCAACATTTCAACATACAATCACGATCGTTAATGAAAAATTCGGAGACCTTTTAAATGAGTCTTTTGTGGACCCAATTCAATTTAAGATCTTTTTGAAAATGGTGGATGGTGCCTTAAATCTAAAAGAAGACTTATCTTATTTTGATGGAAATACCTTTTTGGTTCACATTCCTCATAAAATTTTAAAAGAGTCTTTGATTTTAACAAACGTTAAAGAAGTGTCAATAGGAGAACAAGTAAGAAATAAAATCGAAACATTAGTATAGTATGAAATATTTATCATTTTTAATAATTTTAATTTCTTTAATCACATCTTGTGTTAAAGAAGACGTTACACCTCAACAACCTTTGAGTCCACAACCAATCATCACTGACACAACTTCAGTTGATTCTACGGTGTCTTTGAAGGGTCAAACGTGGGTTATAACTAAAATATTGAACACGAGTTTTAATCAGGAATTAAGATCTGACACTCTTGTCTTTATTTCAAATTCTGTTTATTCATTCAACGGAGTTCAGTCAACATATAATTTTTATCCAAGTCAATTTAATTTTACTTTGACATTGAACAATACACCTTGGGGACACATAAGTGGTCCGATGTATGATTACAATTTAACACAAGGGTTATTAGAAAATTGTCAGTTCAAGAATTATTTTACTAATCAAAATTCGATTAGAATTTGGATGGAAAGACAATAGTTTCTTTGTTCTAATAAAAACAAAGTGGTGGAGAAATGACACATTCAGTGTCGACTCAAAAAAAAAGGTGAGAATTACTCACCTTTTTTTGTTTTTGTTGTATTTATTATAAAAAGTCAAATATGAAAAAAAATCTTTTTGTGATTAATGAAAACGAAAGAAGTCGAATTTTGAATATGCATGAAACTGCAACCAAAAACAATTATGTTTTTGAACAAGAAGAACCCGTTCAATATTATAAAGACCAAACAGGAAAAGTTATAAAACTTACTGGTTATAAATCACCACCATTGGGTTCTCAACCAGCAACAGCGGCTGAATATACGACTCAAAATCCAACACAGACCTCAAATCAAAATCAAGGTGCTGGACAAAAAACTGTGGCTTCAGGTAGATACTCAACAATTACTTGTGACGGAAAAAAACCAAATTGTGATGAGAAGGTTTTAAAAATTCAAGTTAGAGTAAATGACGAATGTCCAATCGAAGTATTAAAAACCAAATTAGTTGAAGATGGTATAATGGGTCAAAAAACATTACAATCGTTTGAACTATGTAAAGGTAAAATGAAACCTACAAAGAAAAAAGATGAATCAGGACAATTAGTGCCGATTGCATCAACCACTCCGACAGTAGATAAAACCATTAGTCAAGAGACTTTTGATATAATGTTTAATTCTTAAAAAAATATGAGAAAATTAATATTAACCGAAAGACAATACGGTAAATTAAAAAACTTAATAATTGAAAGTGAAATCACTAAGTCTTTTTTAATTGAACAAAATGTTACAATTGATAATAAAACAGGATCTGTAACCCTAAACAAAGATTTAAAATTCAAAACCACAGGTGGGGGAAGAGAAAAAGAAATTCAGATAGTAGGTAATAATACAAAATTATACCCAACACCAAAAGGAAATGTCGGAGGTAAAGTATCAATTAAAATTACTAATGTAGGATTCCCAACACCGATAGTTGACAATAAATCTAATGTATATTTTATGTGTAAAACAGGTGAACTTATGAACGGCAAAGAAAAATATAAAATTGCAGATAAAAATTTAGTTTCTGAGATTTGTAAGTCTGTTCAAATTAAGAAAAACTTATCAACATCTTTTGGAGTTGGAGCTGTTGGAGGTGGTAGCGGATATACTCAAAAATATGATCAAAAAATAAAAAGTGATAAGGGACAAGAATTAACAATACCAAAAGAAACAGGATATGCACCCAAAAAAGACAATTCGGGGGCTAGTTTTAGAATTGGTAATTTATATGGTTGGTTCGATTGTAAAACTAAAAACTTTGTTGTGGATAAAGTAAGGTATACAAATCAAGTTTTAGCGGATCATATATCTAAGTCATTATGTAAGACAACAGACGCTGTTAATACGTCAAATGTCGGTGGTAACGTATCTGCTGGAGGTGGTGGTAAATCGTCACCAATGCAAATTCCACAAGAATTTGATTTATATATCTAATCTTTTGAAAATAAAACATATTTATAAAATAAAAAATGAGAAACAAATTACACATAACCGAAAGTGAAATGAAAAGAATTTTATCTTTACATAAAGATAAAATTAATGAAGAAAGATCACATCTTAACAAAAAAACGGAGGAATTAGATGAGGAGGATAAAGGACAATCGACTGGAAGGATTATGGCCGGTTCTGGCTCAGGAGCCGCGGCAGGTGCAGCTATTGGAGCTCTACTAACCATTCCTGCTGGTGGTGTTGGTGCCGCTCCAGGGTCTTTAATTGGTGCGGGTATTGGGGCACTTATTGGTTGGATGACTACAAGTGGAGGTTTTTACGATAAAGTAGTAGGTGTTCTTAAATGGTGTAATACCAACCGTGGAAAGATGTCTCCTCCTGTAAATAGTGATGATAGAATTAGAGATATTGCAGATGATATTTCACTTGCGGTTAGAGGGTTGGGAACTGATGAAGTCATGATTGCCAGGTCTATAAAGAAATTAAAAAGTATTCCTGATTTGTGTCGTTTGAATGACATTTATAGAAAAAGAAATACTGAAAGTTTGTTAGATGCTCTTGATGGTGATATTGATCAAGACGGTGAATGGCGTGATTATGTTTGGAGACCAATTGAAGGTCTATATGACTATAGTAAGAAAAAAACAAATGAAAATTTGAAAAAAAATGCACAAAAATGTGGATGGGGAA